CGTATTTAGAACAAGAGATGCTAATTCTTCCATAAACATAATGAATTTAGCGAATTATTGGATAGAAAAACAAGAACGACCATTATGTTTTTCACAAGTTACACAAATTTCGTCTTTCACATCTTCAAGTAAAAACAAGGAAGATGAAAAAGTTAGACCATCGTAGGTGAAAATCCTACTATTGATTTTACATTTTTTCTTATTTTTTTGCTTAATAAAATGGGCGTTTTAAATGAGAAAAGGTGTAAATGATATCATTCATCATGGTGGTATAAGACATTTTTATAATATATTAGATCGAGCTCTTGATTATATTCATAATCATATGGATATAAAACTTGGCGATTGGATAGATACTGGTGTATATATGAAAGAAAAAAACAAAATCGAAATAAGATTATTGGGTGATTTTATTGGTGGTGAAATAAATACGGATACATTGAAAAATTTAAATTGTGATTTACACCTTTTCTCATTTAAAATGCCCATATTATATTATATTATAATATAATATGATTTTTTTATATAAAAAAATTATTATATTATAATATAATATGATTTTTTTATATAAAAAAAGAATTAATACAACAAAAAACTCTATTTTTTATTCATTAATAAAGTATAATAATGTAATTATTGCTTTTGGGAGAAGACATTTTCAAACGGAAAGAGTGATAAAAAAAATAACGTTAGATGAAAATTTTGATATAATTGAAGACAATAATATTACTTTTAGAGGTGAAGACCCAAGATGTTTTGAATATAATAATAAAATATATGTTTTAGACAATTATTTCAACGATATGTTTTTAATTGATTACGAAAATGAAATATATACAAAAATTAATATTTCAGGTAAAAATATTTCTTTCATAAATCATAATAATAAGTTATATTTTATACATTATATAAGACCATTTGAATTATATACTTTTGATGTAGAAACTGGTTATATTGCAAAAATAGATGTTGATGATGATAAACATGATTATAATTATGAATATAGAGGTGGAACCCCTGGATATAAATTAAATGAGAATGAATACTATGGTTTTGGTCATAGAACATATATACAAGATAGCATTTTGAAACACGATATTTTTAAATGGATTGTTTTTTTTGATAATGATAAATTGCCAAGAATAAGTCATTATGATATTGAACAACCTTATAATTCAAAAAATATATGTGACCCAACAAGTATAATTGAAATTAATAATAAAAAATATTTAATTACAGCCGAGACAGATAATCCTTGGTTTTGTGAACAAGATTATATAACAAACGTATATGAAATTCATGAATAGTTTTTACAATAACTTTTTCACAAAAGGGAATTTTACACCTTTGGACTTTTCAAACGCCGATTAAAGCATTCTAAATATCCTTAGATTTTAGGTTTGAACCTTGTAAAAACAACTTATTTGATTACCTTTTACCTTTACTGTTTCTAAATTGAAACAGTGTTTCAAAGTGGTAACAATTATTTATGTTCGTTGGAATTCCAACGGTCTTGTGTTCTTGTATATGATATGCTTTGCTATACTTAACATATTTATACAACTATTTTTATCTCGTGTTAAATACTTGGGTTGTTGAAATTTTGGTTCTTTTTCGTCTTCTGGACTACCAAAATTACATTCATTACAAGTATTACATTTCAACAAACGAAACTGTGATTTTTCATTTACAATCACATTTTCCACATCATTCCAACAATTACAACACTTTTTACTCGTATTGTATTCGTCTATCAATAATGTAGTATATTTCTTTTGTATCAATCGTTTCAATCCTATTCCCATTGTGGAAGATAACCCTTTAATGGTATTTCTATTACTCCAATCTCCAATACACATTATAATATCATCTGAACTACCAAATGCCTTTTCTATGTTATTCATTAGTTTATCTTCACTTCTTTGCCTATATGTTTTCTTCCTCCAATTCATTTTTCTATACAATAATTGTTCGTAAAATGATTTTGTATTTTCATTCGTTTGATGTTTCACTCGTATATAATCCTTGAATTGTTGGTAATTGGTAGTTTTTCCACAATAATTACTCAATTCTGATTCCAATTCTACAATATTTGAGTGTCCCAATACATCACTGTTTATTATATTTCGTTTCTTATTGGTATTCATTATTCTTCTATTTCGCTTTGCTAAACTTTCTGTATCTCGTTGCATACACGAATATTTCAATTCGTTTCCTTCATCATCCATCATATATAATAAATATTTCTTTCCAGGGTCGCCACACACCAGTTTCTTGGTTTTCAATATTTCATTTTGATATTCATTCACTTCATCAATGTATGGAATTGGTGGTTTTTCAGGTTGTATGACTTTTGAACCATATACTTTATCTTCTAATAACCTATATTTGAATAACAAAGAACATCCAACACCATCGGTTTGTAAAGTGAAATTAAAAATATATTCAGGTTGTTTCTTTTTATTTTTTTTAGTAGGTTTGTTGGAAAATCCAAAAATTTTCTTATTCATTCTAAAATGAGTATCCCATATTTCCATTTGATTTTCACTTATATTTTGATTATTTTTACCCTTTTCTCCTTTTTTAGAAAATAAATTAGACAAAGTAGCGGTATCAATGGTAATATATTTGGGAATATTACTACTTCGTAATGATAACGGTTGGAATAATTTTATAATGGATTTATTCAGTTCTGTAATTTCTTGGTTGATAATTGCTTTATTTTCTTCTGTAATACTCATTTTTTTCATTCGTATTTCTTCTTTGATTTCAGCATTGATTGCTTCATATTGTGAATTCATATAAAAACAACATTTCAGAAATTTGAATGGGTTTGCCTCACAATCATAAGGAATAGAAGTTTTTATAGGTGGAATCATATCTTCTTTATGTTCCAAATACCATTCTCTCATTATTTCAGGGATTTCAATGACTGTTTTTGATTTTCTTTTTCTTTGCGTCGTTGTATCTGTTTCAGTTGTTTCAGGTTGTTTATTATGTTCTTTGTAAATAGCAGTTTTGAAATTCCATAATAATTCTTTCTTTTCTTTATTGTATTCTTTTTGATTTGTAATAGGAGGTTCATAAGTTTCATCATAATGTTTTCCACCAACAATATTGATAAAACGAAATAATCGTTTCATATAATGTTCCTTCAAGTTAGTAGTAATACAGGTCTTTATAGTTTTCTTTATATACGGCATAGTATAAGTTAAACCAACTAAATTATGTTTCTGATGATTATAAATGGGTTGAAATTCTTTTTCATAAAATTCATTCAGTTCATCCAACAATTCATTATTTTCTGCTTTTTTACCACGATTATCTCTTTTACCCAAAGTCATAATAGAATAACCAATGAAAGTTTCATTCAGGTCAGGAATAGGTAAATGATTGTTGTATTTATACAGAGCATATAATCGGATAAATTGGTAAGTATCAATAACAATATGGTGGCACAAAATAACTAAATCGTTAATTTTATTGTGTGTATCAGTGTCTTTAATGATTTTCTTAAACGGAATTTTAACAGTTTGATACGAGTTGTATTTTTTACTAAAATCAGGAAAAGAAGGTTCGTCAGATGATAATTTTTTCTTTTTCACCATTCTATATATTTACTAAATATTTTATTTATACCCTTTTTACGCAAAAATATATTATTCCTAAATATTTTCGTTTTGTAATTTTTCCATTTTTTCTTTTTTTCTTAAATACGCCCTCCTATTTTTTTCTTTTATTTTTTCAGACGAAACGGTATAATTATTTTTTTCTCTATACTCTTTAACCTTTTGCTTAATTTCTTCTTTGTGATTTTCATAATAGCTTTTACTTCTAGATGGAGAAGTGTATTTTTTTAAATGTTCTTCTAAATCTTTATTTTTTTCTTGTAAATCTTCTATAAGTTTATTCAATCTATCTATTTCATTTTGTCTATTTATTTCATCCGTAATAACTATATCTGTATCTGTATTCATTATTGTATAAAATAAAAGTTTATTTTTAATTATTTTTTGTAATAATATTATAGATAAATAAATGAAACATAAAAGTGAAGATTATAAACATACAGCAGTTCAATATTATTTAGTTGAAGATAAAACACAGGTTGAAGTGTGTAAAATATTTCATTGCTCTCCAAGAAGTTTAATGCGTTGGGTAAAACAATATAAGAAAACAGGCAATGTAAATATAAATTATAGAAAACCAATAGCATACAAAGTGAAAAAAGAAGAAGTTAAATATATAATACACGAAATTAAAAAAAATAAAACAATTACAATGGAAGATTTATTAGTAAAATTAAAAATGAAGTTTCCAGAATTTAATATCACTCGTAGGCATTTATCCAGAATAGTAAATAATAATAATATTACATTGAAACTAACTAGAATACGACACGAACCAGTAAAACGATTTGGAAAAGATATTGATATAAATGAAAAATTAAAGGAATTTTATAGTGAAATTAAAAAATATAAAATAGAAGATATCATATGTATTGACGAAACAAGCATAAATTCTTTACAAAAACGGCATCATTGTTATAATGATGTAGGTAAAAGATGTGTAATAAAAACAAATTCGCAAGAAGTATTCAAAAAATATACAGGCATATTTGCTATATCGTGTGATGGTGTATTAGGTTGGGAATTATATGAAAAATCAGGTATAAATACAGACAGATTACTAGATTTTTTAGAAAAATTTATTACAAGTGAATATAAAAATAAACTTATCATTTTGGATAATGCTTCTTCTCATAGAAATGAAAAAATAAAAGAATTGATAAATAAACACAATAATCTTTTATATAGCGTTCCATATCAACATTTTAGCAATGCGATAGAAAATTTTTTTAGTATATTGAAATCAAAATTACAAAAAGAAGAAGGGTTAGGTTATAATAACCTAAAAGAGAATATATCAAAGGTTGTTAGATATATTCCAAAGAAATATTTATATAACATAATAAATGGTGCTTATAAAAATCGTGATTTAGCCTATATAAAACATAATAAAACAAGAAAAAGGAGTTTGAAAAATTATTTATAAATCGGCGTTTGAAAAGTCCAAAGGTGTAAATGAGAAAAAGTGTAAAAGGTGAATTATTGGGTAGAAATTTAGAAAATTTATTAGAAACGAAGAAAATTTTGAAACCATGGAAAATAGAAAATGAAGATTTTTTTGATATAAATCGATTAGGGGAAAAAATAGAAAAAAGTAAACATGACAATGTAGACAACCATCAACATGATTTTTATCACAATAATGATAATGATAATAATAGAAATAACAGTCAATCAAATAAAATAATTGATAAAAAAACAAAAAAAATAGAAGAAAAATTTAATAGAATGATTGAAACTAGCAGGTATCTATTGATAAGAGTATATTTGATTTAAATGCTTATCCTGAATATAGTCATCTAACAAAAAATGATTTATTTTCATTTATACATAAAGATAATAATACTATAAATAATTATTTGAATTATGTATTAGATAATCGTTATAAATCGGAAGATGTCATTGATAAAATCGATTTGTCTATATTAGAATATACGAAACGAAAAGAAATGAATGAAAAAAAAATAACAAATTTAAAAAGTAAATTATTAGAAAAAAATGAAATGATTATAAAAAAATTAGAAATTGAAAATGTTAAATTCACTCTTTACATTTTCATAATGAAAAAATTGGTAGAAATAGAAAATAAAAAACCTGATAAAAAATCTATCCTATTGGGAGGTAATAAAAAAACTTGTAAGAAATATAGTAAAAAAAGAAAAACAGTAAAATGGAAAAAAAAGGCTTGAACACGAGGTCAAGGTTTTTTTGACAAGTTTTTTTATTTTTTATCGAATATTGGTTTTCCATCTCTAAATACACCGACTTGTGGTCCTACATCTTCATTTTCTTCCATAATATATATTTTACCTTTGATTTCATTACTTGTATAATATTTTTTATTATTGATTTTAATTTCGAATACTCCATCTTCATAATCGCTCTCATAATCACCATCTTGTTCGTCTTCTTCTTCTAATTCTTCATATTGTTTTAATAGGTCATCCTTTGGTTTTGGTTTTTCTTCTTGTTTTGGTGGTTCTTCCTTTGGTTTTGGTTTTTCTTCTTGTTTTGGTTTTGGTTTTTCTTCTTGTTTTGGTTTTGGTTTTTCTTCTTGTTTTGGTTTTGGTTTTTCTTCTTGTTTTGGTGGTTCTTCTTTTTTTACAACGGATTCATCTTTTGTTAAATCATAAATTTCAATATTTTTTGTAGGTTCTTCAATATATACTACATCCTCAGGATCTGATATTGGTGTTTCTTCTTCTTTTTTTACGATTGTTTTATTATTTTTGATTGGATTTATTATTTGTGGATAATGATAAAGAATTGATTCGAGTGTTTTATTTTTTAATTTTAAT